GAACGCGCCCAGCAAGGCCCGGCACACCGCTCGTTTGGCGCATAGTGGTTGAATTTGGATTTTTCAAAGCGGATTGTTGACGGTTTAATAAATTATAAAACGAATTAGTGTCATATGGATCATATTTTCCAAAAGCAGTTGTTTCGGCATACCCGCCATCTGCAAAACCCATACCCGCATGTTGCGGTCCAACTGCGCCGCCTTCAGATACTAAGCCGCCAGCGTACTTGTGGACGGGTTCAGATGCCTTGTCATAGTCGACGGTCTTGTAGCCACCAGACAAGCCAACGGCTTCTGGGTGAACCTTCTCGACGTCTTGAGCCATAAAGCCAACATGCGTTTGCTCGCTGTCGTCGCCCTTGTATTTAAACTTGTAGATTGGCAAGCCATTCTCGGCCGTGCCGACCCGCTTGATATCGTGCTTGAGACGACGATCGGAGAAAAACGGCATCGGTTGCGTCGTCGTTGTCGTGGATCCAGACAGAGCGCCAGTGCCTTCCGCGATGTTGGCAAGAAACTGAGCCACTTGGAATGGGTAGGCTTGTTGCTGTTGGAATTGATTGTACAAAGCCGTATTGCCAGCCTGCGTCGTTTGCTGACCAAGCGTACCTGCACCGAGCTGTGCTTGTGCGCCTTGCAATCCTGCCTGTTGCGCGCCAGCGCCAAGAGCGCCCATTTGAGCGGAAAGCGCACCCTGCTGGCCGAGACCAGCAATATAATTTTGCGAGGCGTTCTGATAACCCTGATTGGCCATATTGGACAGGACATTGCCTGTTGCAAGATTTTGTTGACCCATCAAAGCTGCTTGAGCGATGTTGCCCCGATCGCCGCCAAACGCGCCTTGCTGAATTGTATTGCCTAAAAGTTGTTGTTGCTGTTGCTGATTTTGGTTTTGCAAATAGGCCGCGGTCGAACCCATGGCTTGATTTACAAACGGGTTCATATAGCCAGCAACGCCAGACTGGTAATTAGGAGCGTTGAACCCCTGATAAGCCTGTGCAGTACCTTGCATAGCCGCGCCATAAGCTGGCTGTGCGGCATTGGCCTGCTGATTAATGTTGCTGATGCCAGCCTGCTGCTGTTGATTTAACGGAGCAACGAAAGCGTTAGGATCGGTGCTGTACTGTTGGAATGGCTGTGCAGCCGTCTGCTGCGCCGTGGCGTTGACGGAGTTATATCGAGCCAAAACCTCTGGTGGGATTTGAACGCTCTGGGTCGTCGTGCCAGTCTTGCCACCCATATTACTGCTCCGTCATATGCTCTTCGTGTCCGGTTTGGACATTATAAAGGAAAAACGCACCAGCTGGAGGTCCAAAAGAGCGTTCGTAAAATCTTACCTTGGCTTCGGTTCGCTGATTTGAAAGTACCCCGATAATTAACGGAAGGCCCAACTCGTCTGCGACACGTTTAGAAAACTCACACAAGGCCCGAGCGTGGCCGTATCCTTGACTAGCTCGTATCTTGTGGCCTTTATTAGTGCGGAACTCTGGATCGACGAAAATCGCCTTTTCTTCGAGCATTGGACTATTTGAATACCACATCTCGCTTGTACGCAAAAGGACCGCCCCCTCGATCTTTTCGCCCGGCTTCCCAATAATCCCAACAAGCCCCTGCCAAAGATATAGAGCTGGGCGGATCATGCCGAGCATTTTGGTCGGGTTAATGTCTTTGATGCCGTTTTCTTCCCAAGCCTTGATGGCTAGGGCAAGCATGGCGTCTTCGTCTTCTGGCGTACCAATTCTAATTTCTGGTGACATTTAATCTCTCTTTGGACCAGGTAATTTCTTTAACGTATCTATGGTCTTTTTGCGGTAACCCGTTACGAAATGATCAAGGATATCATGCCCGTGGTCAATATCTCCACCGCCCAAACGAGTGACATCGTCAGGTTCAATAACATATTCTCCGCCCGCGGCAACGATTTCGACAGGAGAGGCCCCGCCATCGGCACGAGCGCCGTATGGCTTGCCTTGCGCGTATGGTTGCGGCGCTTCGGAATAGGGTTGGGCGGATTCTTGGAAATAAGGTTTCGACGAGAACATACGGCGGGCGATTTTGAACCCAGCCATGGTGTTGCCCTCACCCATTGATGAGATGATATCAGCAGGAATAACGTAGGATCCCGATTTGACGTTCATCGGAAGGTGATCGGTGCGGCCAGCAACTGGGCTGTGGATCGGGCCAGTGTGGATCATGTGAACAGGCTTGGCATACTCAACTTGAGGAACTGAAAACGGCCCACCCTCGGCCTTTGTATGACGAGCCGTGTTGAGCGCGGCCGCGATCGCTTGATCCTGCGGATGACCCGCGTGGATCATCTCGCTGATGTTGTGGCTGATCGTCTTTTGGGATTTACCGTGTGCTAATGGCATGACGACCTCAAATATTTGGCGTGTAAGAAACGACAGCGGACATACCAGTTTGGCAAACCACAACCAACCCATTGGAATAATGGATACGTGTATCACGGTATGGCACGAAGTTAGAGGCGTTGGCGGGTAGTGATGCGTAAATCAAATTAGATGACCCAATGCCCCCAACCGTAGCCGAATCGTAAATCAAAACTTGGTTAGATCCAGACGATGCGGGAATAGAAATGCTAAACATAATGCCTTTGCCAACTACAATCGACGTTGTTGTAGCGACAACCGTAGGACATGAGTTGGTTGGATTGTTACCTGCCGCAAAGCCAGTAAGGATTGTTACTTCGGTGGCAAGTGTTTGCAAATAACCGGAAAGGTTATTGATGGCGATTACGCCGTTTTTCTGGGTAGTTAGAATATCGTCGAGTGACGCACCCATTAGAATCTCCCGTCAATCTGATAGCGATAACGGATAGCGCCAAGCCGCCAGAACGTACCAACATCGTTGGACGATATATTGAACGCCATCAAACGCGCCCTGATCCGAACGGATATATATTCTGTAGCTTGCGTCATGGTGTATGGGCCATACTGAACAGGCGTATCGCCGGGGTAATTGGTAACGTAAAATGTAATCTGCACGGTCGCATTTGGATTGCCGGAATACGTACCCCACTTCATGTCGGGCCATATTTGATCAATAAAAATCAAGTTATCGGCTTCATTGAGTTCAAAATAACCCGTTTGGAAAGACGACAGCATGGCGGTTGTTTGAGTTCCGCTGGCCGCGTCGTTGCCTATCTCGTGCTGATATAAGTAATTATCAGATCCCGCACCAATAGGAGGCCCAAGGACAGATTGATCAATCCAAGCAGTACGACCAAGAGTGCCAAAGTCCCATTGTTGGAGAACCGTATTGTATTTAACATAGCTGTCGTTTTCCGTGGACGATGCCGATGGATAATACCATGTCACCTCGTTGAATTGGCTGTTTACGCCGCAGGCAACTTTATAAAGGTATGATGTATTAATGTTTTGAAAGATCACGTCCCACACAGGACATGGGATAGACTGAGGACCAGAACCCATCGACATAAAGAACTGCTTTTGCGACATCCAATAAATAGCGCCGTTCAACTGACCTGTGCAGTGCCTTGATATAGCGCCGCAGTTTGATCCAATTTTGTTGAACCCGTAGACGAACGGAGGCCCAATATATTGCATCGCCCAAAGGTCTAAGTCGGTCCATAAAAGACCCTGTTGCGGCCCCTGAATGCCAGCAACAATCTTTGACCCTGTTGGAATACGGTATGAACCCGCTTGGTTTGTCGGTGTTGCTGCCCATTGAGTAAAATCTTCTATGTCAGACCAACGGACAAGCATAGGGTCAGGCGACAGGGTAAACGACGAACCATAAGCAATAACTTGGCGTTCAGGCATGGCAACGAATATGCCGCTGTTTACCAATGGGCCATTGCCGCCAACGATTTGCGCGTTTTGGAGCTGACCACTTGGATCCCAATAATAGATTGCTCCACCTGCGGGACAGGCGATAAGGTCTTGGCCAAAGTTGTCAAGCGTCCAATCAGTGGCCGTAATTGTAGTGCCGGGGACGGTTGGCTGCGTTGTGCCGACACCAAATCCACCTACGCCAAATCCACCTACGCCAAAACCAGTGCCTAAAGGTTGAGGACCGATGGCAACGTAAAACGTGGATTGCACCAACCCGCTATTAATGACGGTAGCCGTAGTTGGACCAACAGTAGACGTCGCGCTATTTGCAGCCGCAAACGTAAACGAGCTAGTCGTTAAAACACTCTGAACGGTATAAAGTCCGAAAAGCGGGACGCCGCCGACTGTTGTTGATACGCCAACATAAAAAGAATCACCTACGTTAAACCCGTGGTTGTCAAAATAGGTAGTGACGATAGATGAGCCATTTGTTGTTGCAAAAGCATATTCAGCAACAAGACGCGCTGTACCGGATCCAGATCCTACGCCAGTGGCTGTAAAAATAACACCGACCGTATTGGCTGCAGCACCGATCGACGTAAAGCTCGTTGAGCCTACCGAAACAATCTCATAGGTATTGCCTACAACGAATGAACCACCCACGGTGTTAGTGGAGGTATTGGCCGTTAATGTGGCAACAGACGACGCGTAGATTGAATATTGCGTACCTGCAGCCGATTGGATTTTGTAGGGTCCATTAAGAACCAAGCCGCCAACGGTTACGGGCGTGACATATGTAACGTAATCCAAAACGGAAGCTGTGATATTGCTATCGGTTACGGTTACAACATTTGACCCCGATGTAGTAGCAAACACGGGCGCGGTATTGGTTACAGACGTTTGAGGCGTAATATTGACAAGATTATTGCCTGTTAAAACGCTTAATGAAGATTCTGCGCCAATACCAAGATGGTTTGTTGCGTTAAGGTCTGCCCAACCTTTGAGGGCGCGTATTTTGGAACCGATTGATGACGCGTAATAGGCCACCCACCCGCCAAGTTTTTGAGCCAATCCATAGCCGTTACGTTCTGGCAAAAACCGTATAAAAGACGACGACGAGTATGCTGCTTCGTTCAACGCAGGTGTTGTGTTGGTCTCTACGCCGGGTTTTAGTTTGATCGTATTATGAGGCATGAATTACCTCGTTGGAGCGGCAAAAGGAGCAGGCGAATAAGAAGTCCATGCTGCAGCTTCAAATTTCTTGCGGTTCTCTTCAACCATTGCGCTCTTGAGGAGGCCTTGATATTGACTTTCATACGTTTGCGCCATGGCGGGATCGTCATTCAATCGGCCAAAGTTGCGTTGGTAGGCCGAGATATAGATCATAGATGCCATGATAAACATGTCAGGCAGATAGACCGAAATGTAAGTTTGCGTGTTCGTGGCCGAGAGCGGCGCAGAACGAACGGTGCCTGTTAGGCGAATGGCGTAATTAAGGTCAGGAATAGGCCCAACAATCATATTCTGACTAGTCAAACCAGTTGTGGCTGAATCACCACCATAGACGGCAAAGTATTGCGGAAGACCCGTGGCCGACCCCGTGCCGTATACGTTTTGAATAAATTCTTTGCCGACTGGCAAAAGAGGCGCTGAACTGCCCGACCCGTCAATAACCTCAAAGGTTTCCATGACCACAAAGGAAGACGTCGGGATTGTTAAGGTGCCATTACCCGCCGTCAAAGAATAGGACGAATTGCTGATTTGGGTAGACAAGAAGTCTAGGTCACGCTGCATCCGCAGTTCGGCGTAAGAGATCATTTGAGGCAAAATGATCTGGAAGTTGGTATCCGTTGTCGGAACCACCGCCATAGTAGCGATCTGTTGCACAAATTCATTATAGTTCATGCTACACCATGTTAAACGCGGTTTGCTCTACTTCTGACACCCGACGTGACCATCCTTTGCCAAACGTAGCATAAACTGGGAGCGATTGTAAGAAGGCTAATCGGGCTTCGCAGACTGCCGTAGCAACATCGCGAGGGTTTGCCGTTTCACAAGCAGCAAGCGTGGCGGGGCCAATTTGTCCGTCGACGGGAG